TAAATAGTTATTTTCCAACTGTAATATGGAATGAAGAAAAACCAGAGTTTGTTAAATCATTAAACAAAGCAAGTAATAAATATATATCCGATGCTCGTAAGAGAGAAAAAGAACATATAAAAAAATTTGGAGACTTTGGAAGATCTTATCACTCTACTCCATTAACAATCGATAATGATTTTTTAGATTTTAGAAATTATGTGGGACAAAAATCTTGGGAGTATTTAGATCATCAAGGTTATGACATGTCACAATATACAACTATGTTTAGCGAGCTATGGGTGCAAGAGTTTGCAAAAAAAGGTGGAGGACATCATGCAGCACATATACATTGGAATCAACACGTATCTGGTTTTTATTTTTTAAAATGTAGTGACCAAACTTCTTATCCTGTATTTCATGAACCAAAAACAGGTGCAAGATGTACTAAATTAAAAATGAAAGCAAACCTCAAAGGTATATGGCCTGGTCACGAACAATTTCATATTCGACCAAAACCAGGTATGTTAATAATATTTCCTGGTTATTTAGAACATGAGTTTGCAGTAGATCATGGTAGAGAACCATTTAGATTTATACATTGGAATATACAAGCAGTGCCAAAAGAGATGGCTAAAGATGTCGTTTAAAAAAAACAAATACACAGTAATTCGTCAAGCAATATCAAAAGACTTAGCTGCTTTCATAGCAAATTATTTTTCAATGCAAAAGCAAGTATATGATACTTGTAAAGCATCAAGATATTTTTCACCATTTGAAACTATCATTGGATATTACGAAGGAGAAAATGAACAGATTCCAAATACTTATTCTCAATATGCTAATATGGCTATGGAAACGTTATTACTAAAATGTCAACCAGGTATGGAAAAGGCAACAGGATTAAAATTATATCCAGCATACACATATGCAAGAATATATAAAAAAGGTGATGAATTAAAAAGACACAAAGATAGATTTAGTTGTGAAATATCAACTACTATGAATTTAGGAGGGGATGATTGGCCAATCTATTTAGAGCCATCAGGAGAGACTGGTAAAAAAGGTGTTAGAGTAGATTTAAAACAAGGAGACATGTTAGTTTATTCTGGTTGTGAATTAGAACATTGGCGAGAAAAATTTAAAGGTAAAGAATGTATTCAAGTGTTTTTACACTATAATAATAGAAAAACACCAGGTGCCAAATATAATATGTTTGATAAACGTCCTCATCTAGGTCTTCCTTCATGGTTTAAGAAATGATATAATTTCATGGTGTGGGGGGTTTTACCACCTCAATCACCAACCCCTCGCACTTAATGGAGATATATGTTAGGAATTACAGCTATTGCACAATCACCAATTGCAGCTTTAGGCGGCACTAATGCTAGTGTTGAAGTAACTGGTATAGCTCTTACAAGCACCATTGGTTCAGTAAGTATCGCTACTGTTTCAAATCCTACAATACAAGTCACAGGTGTAACAGCCACAACTACAATGGGTGCGATACAGGTTGACCCTGATATCATCCCTACAGGACAATCTCTAACTACAAACATAGGACCTTATTCTATTCAAGCTGATGGTACAGCAGTTGTCCTTCAAGGTGAAAACGAATTAGAAACAGCAGTAGGAAATGTTACGCTAGATATTGCAGTGGATGCACCATTAACTGGTGCAGCTATGACTACTGCAGTTGGTACGGCTGATGCTACATTTACAGTCGATGTAACGGGTATAGATTTAACTGCCTCTGCTGGCACATTGTCTATGACAGGAGATGCAAATGTAAGTGCAACAACAAACTTACTTACTATCTCCGATGATAGTGTAGATATTAGTATTGACGTAACAACAAGTGTTACTGGCTTTAATTTAACAACAGCTATTAATTCAGTGACTGTAGAACTTAACACGCCTGCAGATGTGACTGGTCAACAGCTTTCAATTAGTGAAGGAAATACAGGTACTATTGCATGGTCAAATGTAGATCCAAATGTAAGCAACGTTTGGGTTGAAGTTGATATTGCAGCATAATAGGATTATAATACAAATATGGCATCTACATTTTCGACAGATTTAAAATTAGAACTAATGGCTACTGGTGAGAACGCTGGTACATGGGGTACAAAAACGAATACTAATCTAAATTTAGTCCAACAAGCTATTGCAGGATATGAATCTATTAGTGTAACAACTACTACAATAGGACTTACAATGGATGATGGTTCTATTTCGCAGGCAAGAAATATGGTTCTTGGATTTGGTGGTAGTTTAACAGGAGCTACTAATGTTACTGTGCCTAACTCAATTGAAAAAATTTATATTTTAGATGATCAAACTACACACAACACAAGCACTATAACTTTTAAAACAGCAAGTGGAACTGGATTTGCTTTAGATGAAAACAAAAGACATTTAGCTTATTCAGATGGTACAAATATTAAAAGAATTGATCTAAGCACATTAGGTGGATTAGTTGCCACTGCATCTCTTTCAGATAATTCTGTGACAACTGCAAAAATATCAGACAATCAAATAACTACAGCGAAAATATCTGATAACCAAATTGTGACAGCTAAAATTTCTGATGGTGTTATCTCAACTGTAAAAATTACTAACAACGCAATCACTGCAGATAAACTTGAAAGAAAATTTACAATCACCACTAATGTAACTCCTGCAGGAGGATCTGATGGAGATCTTTGGTTCGTATACGCATAGAGGTTTAAATGGCTGAGTCGTATGTTAGAAACTCAAGTGGCTTTCAACAAGCAAATCAAATATTTGTAAATGTAAGTGGCACTTATCAAGAAGTTAACGAAGCTTATGCAAATGTAGGTGGCACGTATCAATTGGTATTTAGTGCTTTTGAAGCAACATCTTTCGTTACATTATCTACAGGGTCTGGCACATTTGTTGCGCCAAACAACTCTAACGCTATCCATATACAAGCTGCTGTGGGTGGTGGCGGTGGTGCAGTTGGTGGAGCTGATTATGATAAAGCAGGTGGAGAGTCAGCAGGAGCTGGTGGTGGTTCAGGTGCATACATATCAGATAAAATATTTTCTATAACTGAAGGTGAAACAATGACTTATTCTATTGGTTCATCTGGTTCAGGAGCAGGTAAAGGATTTAGTATAAGTGCAGGTAGTGGAACATCAACAACTTTATCAGGATCTAGTGCAGGATCTTTATTTACATTAGGTGGTGGTGGTGGATCTTCAGGCACAGGAGGTGGTGTACAAGGGCCTCTTAGAACAAATACCGCAGGAACACCTGGATCTGCTACTGTTAGCTCAAGTGTTAGCACGGGAACTTTTAGAGATTCTGATGGTGTAACTAAAAATGTGAATACAAATACATCGGGACCTGCAGGAACATTTAATGATAGTGGTGATGGTGCAACTGGAAGTATATCCGGATCAGGAAATTGTGGAGGGGACAATTGTAGAATAAGTGGATTTGCTGGAGCTGATTCGTATGATGGTGGAATTACTGGAGGTGCAGGAGGTTCATCTAGTGGATCAGGAACAAACGGCACGCCAGGTACAAGAGGTTCAGGCGGTGGTGGTGGAGCTGCACAAGTAAGTGGTGGATCTACAAGTGGTGCTGCAGGTGGTAATGGAGAAATTGTTTATAGATTTTTACGTATACTTTAGTATAGTTTCTTAATGACAAACATTAGCAAATGGTTTGGCTACCCAATCTATATTTCACAAATAGAAAATTATAAAGAAATAAATAAAAAAATACTACCAATTTTAAAATCAGTTACTGCAACAAATTCTCAGTATGCACGGACAACGGACATCAAAGCAAAAGACTTACAATCTATTGATGACAATTTACATTTAGATTCTAGGTTTGAAGAATTATATAACGAAATAACTCAAGCCTTAATAGCAGCACTTCACGCACAACATTACGATTTAGAATTATTTGAAATATACATAACAAAATCATGGGCTACCTATTCAGCTAAAGAACAATTTATTTCTTATCATAGACATATGACAAGTCATTTTAGTTTTGTATATTATGTAAAAGCAGAGGATCAAGGTAATCTTTTTTTTATAGATGATGAAGCACAAAAAATAGGTTTAAATATACCAAAGAGAGACCCTTATTTTAAAAAATGGGATGAAGTTAATTTTGCAAAAGCAGAATACCCTGCAAAAACAGGTAACATAGTTATCTTTCCCTCTATGTTATTTCATGAAACAGGTATCAATAAAAAGGAGGAGCCACGTATTTCTATATCTGGAGATGTCTTACTTACTATGAGAAAAGGCTTTAAATCTGAACATAACATGCCTTCACCAACGACTTGGAAGAAGCTTTAACATGGTGTAAAATAGAGTATGCCTCTTACAAATGTAAAATTATTACCAGGTTTTGATAAAACAGATACACCTTCAGGTGCTGAGGGAAGATGGATTGATGGTGATTTTGTTAGATTTAGATATTCACAACCAGAAAAAATTGGTGGTTTTGCTGCCATAGGCGGTCAAACTATTGCTGGTCCAGCACGTGCTCAACACACATGGACTGATTTACAGGGTAGAAAATATGCTGCCATAGGCACATCAAAAGTTTTATTAATATATTATGAAGATGCTTTTTATGATGTAACTCCATTAGAGACCGGTCTTACAGGAGCTACGTTTACATCCGTTAATGGCCAATCAACTGTTACAATAAATAAAACTGCACATGGATTAGTGTCTGGTGATTATTTTTTATTGGAGTCAGTAACTCTACCAGGTGGTGGAGCAACAAGTTTCACAACAGCTAATTTTACTGATCAAACATTTGAAGTAATTACTGCTGCAGCAGATACTTTTACAATTACAATGGCATCAACTGAAACAGGAACTGGTATGACTGCTGCTGGTTCTGCAACTATAAGAGCCTATGTTGAAATTGGACCTACCATACAAACTTATGGGTATGGTTGGGGTACAGGAACTTGGGGTGGAAACGTGTCCGGTGCTCAAACAACAACATTAAATGGTGCATTGTTAAACGATACAAATGGTACAGGAGGTTCTGGAACAAGTATTACATTAACAAGTGCAACAGGTTTTTCTGGTACAGGTGGTACTATTTTAGTAGACCAAGAAATAATTACATACACAGGTGTAAGCTCAAATGATTTAACTGGAATTACGAGAGGTGCACAGGGCACTTCGACAGCTGCACATAGTGATGGATCTACTGTTACAGAAATTACAAATTTTATTGGTTGGGGACAACAGACTACAACATCATCTGTAATTCTTGATCCAGGTAATTGGTCTTTAGATAATTTTGGAGCGATATTAACTGCAACTATTAGAAATGGAAAAACGTTTACTTGGGATCCTAGAGTTAGTAATCCATTGAATAATAGATGCACAGAGATGGCAAGTGCTCCAACAAAATCTGTTTCTACTATTGTATCTGATAGAGATAGACATTTTATACATTTTGGAACTGAAACAACGGTGGGCGATAATACTACACAAGATCCAATGTTTATAAGATTTAGTGATCAAGAGAATTTTAATTTGTATGCACCTAATGCTACTAATACCGCAGGAACATTTAGACTGGACACCGGAAACACAATCGTTGCGGCTGTAAATGGTAAAGACTATGTTTTAATTTTAACTGATCAAGCAGCTTATACGATGCAGTTTGTTGGTCCACCTTTTACTTTTTCTATAAGACAAGTGGGTACTAATTGTGGTTGTATAGGTCCTCATGCAGCAGTATATGCAGATGGTAAAGTTTTTTGGATGGGTAACTCAGGAGGATTTTTTGTGTTTGATGGAACAGTAAAATTACTTCCATCATTAGTAGAAGATTTTGTATTTACAACTGATGGTGATAACCTTGGAATTAATTATGCATCTAACCAAATTGTGTTTGGTGCGCATAACTCTTTGTATAATGAGATACTTTGGTTTTATCCAAAAGGGACACCGACCACCGGACCATCGGTGCAGGTAGATAGATCTGTAACTTATAACTATGTTGAAAATACTTGGTCTACAATGTCATTAGCTAGAACAACTTACGCTGACTCTGTAACTTATGCTAATCCTTATGCAACAGAGTATGATGCCACTGCAACACCACAATTTCCAACCATACAAGGTGTTACAAATAAATTTGGTGCTACCACTTACTTTGAACACGAAACAGGATTAAATAAAATAAATTTAAATGGTACAGAAGAACCAATTAGTTGTTTTGTACAATCTGGTGATTTTGATTTACCTATTGAAGGTGATGGTCAGTTTCTTTTAAATATAAGAAGATTTTTACCTGATTTTAAAAATTTATCGGGTAATGTTTCAATCACATTAGGCACAAAAGATTTTCCAATTGCTGGTAATACAACAACTATTTCTTTTGTGGTAAATTCTGCTACATCAAAAATAGATACAAGAGTCAGAGGAAGATTAGCAAATATAAAAATAGAGAACTCTGCATTAAATGATAATTGGAGATTCGGAACTTTTAGAGCAGATGTATCAAAGGATGGTATGAGATAATGTCTAGAGATGAAGCAATGGGTATGGGAGGCAAAACAGGATCTTCATCTAAATCAAGTGGTGGAGGTGGTGGTCCAAGAGGGGGAGGTGCTGATGCAGGCACTATTCCTGATTCATCAGGTAATGTAAATCAGGTCTTAGCAGCTAGAGCAAGTGAGGCACAGAGAGTAAATGCTATACAAGAACTGATAAGAAGACAACAAGGAGATAAAAGAGAAGAATTAGTTGAGGTATTACGAGCAAGACAACTTAATATGCCAAAGATACTACCAACACCTTTAGGTTTAGGTATAGCATCATTAAACCCTTTTTTCCAAAGAGCTAATACAAGACAAAGAAGTAAATTTTTAAGTAATGTAAGCCCTTCATTTTATGACTTAAATCCAACAGCACAAGAACAAGAGTATCAAAGTTATTTAGAATCTTTAAGACCAGAGACTAACACTAGAGGTAACGATGAAGGTATTGCACCAATCTTACAACCAGAAATAACTACTTTGATTGCAAACCCACAACCAACTGGCATCAGAAATATACCAATGGTGCAAGATGGTACATTTAAATATGGTATACCTTTTGGAAATGTATAATGGCAAAAATAACAGTATATATACCTGAACCTAAAGAAAAATATGAGTCTGAAAACCAAAGACAAATTATTCAATCTTTAGATACAGTCAAAACACAATTAAATACTTCTTATCAAGAGGACTTAAAAAACGAAGAACAAGCATTTAACTTTTTTATTTCATGACAATACAATATAAAAACGCAGGCTTTGCATTAGATACTACAAGTGTTAAAACTTTATTTACTTGTCCAACAAGTGGTGTAGCGATTGTTAAAAGTGTACTAATCGCAAATGACCATAGTTCTGATGTTGCAGTAAAAGCTGCTATAAATGATGGAACAACATTTCAATTTTATCAAAAAACAATGACATCAGATAGTTCTGATAATGCAGTTAGTGGTGTCTTAAATTTAGAGGCTGGTGATGCAATTACTGCAGAGGCAAGTGTGAGCAATGTAATAACTGGGGTTATAAGTTATGCATTAATAGATAGATCTCAAGAGAATGGCTAGACAAAAATTTATACATTACGTCCCAAGACCAAAACCAAAAAAACGGCCACGTAGACATAAGAAAAGTCTTTCAAAGTCAGAAAAAAGAGATTATAAACCATATAACAGACAAGGACGTTAAATGTCAGATAATGAAAATTTTAAAATAATAGATGGTAAAAAAGTTCCTGTATACAAAGCTAAAGTTGTAGAAACTTTTAAAAATAAACGAACAGGAAAGGTGTATGATAATAAAGCTCATTTTGATGCTGATGTTGCTGATTCCAACACTGATACTACTAATGATGATCTTCAACAAGACGTAGCTATTGAGGTTGCATCTCTTCAGGTATTTGGTAAAACCAAGTAATGAATCCAATAGGTGGTACAGAATTACAATTTAAATTACTTGAAAAATATATAGATTCTAAGCTTTTAGATAATTTTCAAATTACAACTTCTGTTCCAGAAAAAATTCCTTTAGCAAAAGACAAAATAAATATACTTTGGCAACAAAACTCATACAACCAACCTAATCTAGCAGGTTGGTTTAAAGATAAAGATAACCACAAAAAATATGATTGGTATGTATTTAACTCTCATTGGTGCTATGAAAAGTTTAGAATGGTATACAAAGTTCCTACAGAAAAATGTACGGTAATTAAAAATGCCATAGAAAATTTTCCCACTAGAAAAATTTTTAAAAAGGGTGATCCGTTAAAAATGATATTTCATCCCACACCATGGCGGGGTTTAAATGTAATACTCGGAGCAATGCAATTATTGAAAAACGATAATATCACTTTAGATGTATTTTCATCCACAAAAATTTATGGCGATCAGTTCATGAATGCAAACGATGATCAATACAAATCTTTATATGCTCAAGCAGCACAACTTAAAAATGTTAATTATCGAGGATGGCATAGTAACGATTATATATGTGAGCACATCACTGATTATCAAATATTTCCATATAGCAATAACTGGGAAGAGACATCTTGCATATCAGCTATTGAAGCATTAGGAGCCGGCTTACATATGATTACCACAAACTATGGTGCTCTGTTTGAAACTTGTTCTGAATGGCCAGTATATGTTCAATATGATACCAACTACAAAAATATGTCAGAGTGTTTTGCATATGCTATTGATTCAGTGGTTGATTACTTACATCACGATAGATGCCAGGAACATTTACAGATGCAACAGGATTTTTATAAAAAGTTTTATTCTTGGAATAAAAGAAAAATGGAATGGACAAATTTTTTAGAAGGAGTTTTAAATGCAAAATCATGAGCCTATTTGGTTTGACAAAAAAGAAAAATCTAATGATGTAAAATATTCTGTCTTTGTTGGCACCCCTTGTCATTCTGACGTATCTATACATTATACTCAGTCAGCTTTAGAATTACAAAAATATTGTTGGCATAATAAAATTAATCTAATGTTTCAATTATTTAAATCTTCTTTAGTTACTCAAGGTAGAAATCTTTGTGTATCAGCTTTTTTACAAACTAAATGTACACATTTATTGTTTATAGATTCAGACATAGCATTTAAACCACACAGCTTACAACATTTGTTAGATGCTGATAAAGACGTAATATCTGTGCCTTATCCTTTAAAAGACATGTGTTGGGATAAGGGATATGAAACTATTCAACAGGGTAGAATAAAATCTGTAGAAGATTTAAAAACAAAAGCTTTTTACAGATTTCCTATGCGTGTCCCTGATGCTAGTGATATTAAGGTTGAAAATCATGTCATTGAGGTGACTCATTCACCTACTGGATTTATGTTAATAAAAAGAGAAGTATTTGATAAATTAAAGAAGTTTTATCCAGAGAAAGAGATATATCAAGATACTTTAATTAACGGCAAATTGCAGAAAACAAAGGAGATGTGGAACTTTTTTGACACCTTACATAACCCAGAAGATAAGACCTATTTGGGTGAAGATTTTGCATTCTGTAAGATATGGAAGGCCACAGGTGGTAAATGCCATGCCTATGTAAATGATGAAATAAGTCATGTAGGTGAGCATACTTATACTGGTCGATTTGGTGATGAGTTGATAAAGGATAAGTAAAATGGTAATATTAGGCTTTTAGATCTAAGGAGAAAAATTTTAAATGTTACAATATTTACCCTATGCATTGGCGGCTTACGGAGGTTACAGGGGATATAGACAAGCAAAGGATTCTGGAGCTTCAGGACTAGGAAGATTAGCTGGAGCAGGAATAGGTGCCGCTGCAGGATATTATGGTGGTAAGGGTATACTAAAAGGTGGTGAAGCTTTGGGTATTAAAGGTTTTGCTAGTGGTGCAGAAAAATTTACACCTTTTTCAAAATTACCATTTATTCAAAACGTGCCTTACATAGGTGCTGAGTCAACTAAAGAATTTCCAAATTTACTCACCAGACAACGTGTCGAGAATGGTAAAATAATCGCAGGTGAAAGAGAAATAGATCCAATGAGGGCTGGGATTGGTCTTGCAGCATTAACATATGCATCTGGAGCATTTGATCCACAAGATATAGATATCTTTACGCCTACTTATAATTTAGGAGTTGCAGATCTTGCTGCTAACAGACCAGGAATGAAATATATTGATCCAGTTACTGGCGAAGAAAAATTTTATGATAGAGTTTATATACCAGAGTCTGATCCAAAAAATAGGGGTGATGCACAAATGGGTAATATAGCAATCGAAAGAACTACCTTTAAAGCTAGAACGGGTGGATTAGCAGAGATTAGAAAATTTAACGAAGGTGGTGTAAATTATTTACCTTCAAAGGTATCACACGATGAAAATGATCCACATAATTATGTAAGAGCACAAGGATATGTAGAAGATGGATCTGGTAATGGTGATAAAGATGAAGACACAATGTTGGCACAATTAGCAGATGGAGAATTTGTAACTAGGGCTGATGGTGTATTAGGTGCTGGTATTATAAATGGTGGTAATCCAAATAGTATTAAAGACATGAGAGAAAAAGGTGCTGCCTTTTTCTATGACCAACAAAGAAAATATAAAAGAGTTTTTGATTTATTAAAGGAGTATAATGGCATCGACAAGAAAAAAAATTAAACCATTGGTAAGTGTAATACCTGTTGAGCCAAACAATGTGGAAAAGTTTTGGCCTCTTGCAGAGTTTATGGTCAAACAAGCTTTGGATTATTCAGGAAAGTATGCAGATCCAAAACACATATTTGAATATCTAAAAAAAGATATGATGCAGTGTTGGATTTTTTTTGGGTCAGATGAATTAGAAGAGAATAAAGTTTTTGGTATTGGTGTAACGAGAATAACAGAATTACCAAACTATCAGCAATTAGAGATAGTTATTTGCACTGGTAAAAGACGTGAGCTTTGGGAAAACCAATTTGTTGCAGCAATCACAGAATTTGCAAAGATTAATAAGTGTAAAAGACTTTGCATTTGGGCCAGACCCGGTTGGGAAAAAGTTTCCAAAAAATGGGGATGGAAAAAGAAACATGTACAATTAGAGAAATGGTTAGATAAATGAGTTTTTTTGGCGGAGGAGGAAGATCAGCACCACCATCACAACCTGCATCAACAACGCAGATAGTGAGAGAGGCACCTGGTATTGAAGAAAGAAAAATAGAATTAATGGATCTAGCGAGACAGGTCGCTCAAGATCCTGTTACTATACCTGCGGAGCAAGTTGCGGGATTAGCTGCATTAGAGCAAGCTGGGTTAACACAAGCTGGTCAAACAGGTGTAGGCTCAGGAACGGTTGGTAGCGCAGTTACTGGTGTTCAGTCTGCTATGGCCCCAGTGGGTGCTCAACAGATATCACAATACTTTAATCCTTTTCAACAATTTGTAACTAGTGAAATTGCTAGACAAGGACAGATAATGCAAAACAGATTAGGAGCAAACGCTATTCGTGCTGGAGCTTTTGGCGGTGGTAGAGAAGGTGTGCAACAGGCGGAACTTCAAGGCAGAACTTTGTCAGAAATTGGACGAGCACAAGCACAAGGATTTAACACAGCTTTACAAGCAGCACAAAACCAACAAAGAATTGGTTTATCTGGAGGTCAGCTTTTGGGCGCATTAGGTGCACAACAACAACGTATGGCTCAACAAGATATCAACCAACTGATGGCAGCAGGCGGAGTACAAAGACAATTAGCACAAGCCACCCTTGATGCCCAAAGAAGAACACAATTACAACAAGCTTATGAGCCTTACCAAAGATTAGGTTTCTTATCTAATATCTATGCAGCGGGACCAAAAACTCAATCTCAAATAGAGATGGCTACCGCACCACAAACTAATCCTTTAGCACAATCTATAGGAACAGGATTAGGTGCGTTTCAAGCGTTTACAGGTGTACAGGGGGCCTAATGAATAAAGTATTAATGAGACCTATGTTTAGAAAGGTATACCTTGAAAAACAAAAAAAAGATTTGGAGGTTAAAAAATTTAAGGTCGGTGGTTTATCTAGTATTGAAAAAAGAAATCTTTTACTAACACCTATTACCTCAGCATTATTACAAGCAAGAAGGTTACCAGGAGAAAGCACATTAGGTTCTTTAGCAAGAACCGTTGGACAAGGAATGGCAGCAGTCCCAACCGTTGCCTCACAAATAGCTGACTTAGACGATGATGAAACAACAGATCAGTTTGAGTTTGTAGCTGATGAGGATTTACCAGAAGAACTCAAAGGTAAAGGTGCATATCAAAGAAACATTACTACTGGAGAATATAAAAAAGTTGGCAGGGAAAAGGAAGCTAAAGAAAAAGATACATTTAGAATTTTAACAGATGCTGAGGCTAAAGAACAATTAGGCAGTGCTTACCAACCCGATTTTGCTTATCAAATAAATGAAAATACAAACAAAATAGATATCTTAAGTAAATCAGGAACAGAGGTTAATATAGGAGGTGAGGCTGATCCATACACAAAAGAAGTCATGAAAGAAGTAGGAAAAAAAGATGCAGAAGAGTACGGTGAATCAAGAACAGCATTTAATAATGCAAATCAACTAGATCAAATATTAGATCAGTTAGACGTATTAGCTAGTATGCCAGATGATGAATTAAGAACAGGTGCTTTAGGTGAGTTTAGACTATCCGCAACTAAATTTTTAAATGACATTGGTATTCCGGCAGATTTTCAAAATGTGCCTCTAGCAGAAGTATTAAGAACTGTAGGTGGTAAATTGACGATTGATAATTTAAAAGGTTTTAAAGGAGCTATATCTAACAAAGAATTAGAATTTGTACAGGACGTAACTCCGGGCCTTTCTATGTCTAAAGATGGTATAAGACTAAACAATGCTTTAACTAGAAGAGCTAATGAAATAAATAAAAAATACTATTTAGAGGTAATGGAACCTTTTATTGAAGCAAACAAAGGTTTACAAGGAAAACTTAATGGAAAAACATTAGGTCAACTTAAAAAAGAATTTCATGAGAGTAATCCATTAATTACTGATGAAATAAAAACTCAAATAAACGCAACTATGAATAAAATAGATCCAGAATTTGAAATGGAAGTTGTTACGGATGAAGCAACAGGTAAACAATACATTCATCTTGGTGGTGGGAGATATGCTCCATATGATGGTAAATAATTATGAGTATTGTAACAGACAAAAAATTAATTGAAAGACTTGATAAAGCAAGAAACAAAAAATTAGGTAACAATGAAAATGCTGTTACAGATCAAGATTTAATTAGTAGACTTGAAAAAGCTAGAAAAGAAAATAATGAAAAAAGTTTTTTAGCTGGTGTAGGTGAATCTGTAAAAGAATTTTTTACTGGAACAAAATCAACAGAATTCTCAGACATGCCGGAAATTGGTGAGTATAAAGGCGAAGGGGCAGGAACAATAGCTCTTGGTTTAAGTATAACACCAAACATTAGAAGTCAGGCACAAATAATACAAGCTGCAGTTCCAGGTTCTAATATAATGGAAGATAAGTTTGGTAATCCTATTGCTGTAATGCCAGATGGAAAATCTTTTTATTTAAATAAACCGGGAGCATCTTTTCAAGATGTAGCGCAAACCACAACACAAATATTATCTTACATACCTGGATATTCAACTATTGCAAAAAAATATGCTGGTAGTTTAATAAAAAGAACTTTAGCACAGACTGCACAAGCAGGAGGAGTCACAGCTGCTCAAGAGGCAGGTGCCGTAGCTTTAGGCGCAGATTTTGATTATGGTAGAGTGGGTGTCGTTTCAGGTATAACGGGAGCATTTGAAGGTGTATTAGGCCCTGTTGGTAGAGGTATTTATAAAATGTTTAAGGGTAATCCAAACTATTACAAAATAGTCGAAAAAACAGTAGATGGTAAAACACAAAAAGGTATTGAGATTACAAAAGATGGATATAAAGCATTAGACGCAGCTGGTATTGATGTTAAAAAAATGAGCCCTGATTTTGCACAAAATTTTTTTAATAATATAGCTAAAGGTTTAGATGGTGAAGTAGCCGCAGTTTCTGCTGGAGCAGGAGAATTTGGTTTTGAATTAGCTGCATCACAAGCAAAAAGAAATGAAGAGGGTATCGCTGCATTATATGAGGCTGCTAAAGGAGCTTTTGGTAAAGAGGCACAAGATCAAGCCTTAAAATTTTTAAGAAAACAAGAAATAGATATCGGAATTGGTTTAAAGGGTTTAATTAATAAATTAAATGATGGCAGCATAGCAGAAGAAACCCTAGAAGATTTAGGATCAGGTTTAGTAAGCACTATAAGACAATCGTTCCAAAAAGCATCTGATGATGTTACATCTAAATATAATTTAATTGATAAAGATGCCATATTTAATGGTGATCAATCTAACATTCAATTACTTTTAAATTCTGTTAAAAAAACAGTTAAAGACGAAAGTAAACAACCTTTTAGTTTTTATAAAGCAATAGATGAAAGCACAGGTATTTTAGATAAGGATTTAACACCAGCATCTTTGAAAGCTTTTAATGAAATTAAAAAGTTTGTAAATACATTTAAAAAGAAAAAAGCTCAAAAGAAAGTGCCACCAAGAACTTTAGGTGAATTTGAGGTTATGAGAAAAAAATTATCAAACTA